TTATAAAAGAAAAAAATAATGCACTTTTTTTTAATCAAGATGTTGTTAGTATTTTTGACAAAATTACACAACAACTTAAAAGTGAAACTGAATTTACTGGTTTTGTAATTGAAACTAATGTAGTTAGAAATAATAATCCTGAAAAAAGTGATTTATTAAAAAAAACAATTGATGAATTCGGAAAAGGATTTATTATTCCTTTTAAACAAATGATTAAAGAATATATGGATACTAGCAATGAATTAATTTTAAATCAAGCTACTACTTTTTATATAAATGAAATGATACCCAAACTTAAAGAAATACAAGTTTTAAAATATAAAGTTAATATAGTTGAGTTTGATAATACATATAAATTAATTCAATTACCTAATTCTTTAGAAAGTAACGAATTTTTTGCTGGAGGGGAAGATAAAGTAATCAAATTTGTTAAGGGAGTTAGAAAAGACAAAAAGAAAACTAAAAAAGAAGACAATCAACCTAATAAATTTAACAAAACTAAAAAAATGAAACGAGGTGAAATAATTTTAGAAGAAGATGATGCCGAAGGCACAGATATACAACCAGAATTTGCAGATAAATCTAATTTAACAAATAAATATGCTACAAACCCTTTATTTAATCAATCTGGAGATAAAATAACAGAATGGAAAAATAAAGAATATGATGATTTATGGAAAAAAATGCCTGAACAACTTAAAAATTTATTAATGGAAGACATTGAATGGTTACAAGATTTTATGAATAAATGTGTTAAATCTAGAAAGTCTGGTACTTCATGTAATTTATTTTTACCCAAGCAAACTTTATTTCCACCTCACATTTTAGCAGACGGCAAATATGATTTTGAATCAGACATTGTTAATGCATTATTTAATGAGTTACCCAAATCACAACAAGATAGATTATTAAAATTATATTCTGTAAAAGATGGGGTTACTAATTATGATATGCTTAAAAATTCATTAATTACCATTTTGGAGCAAAATATAAATAGTTTTAATAGAGGTAGATTTTAATTTAGATTTTTAATTTAGATTTTTAATTTAGAAGTAAATATAATTTATAAAATATTTATAAATTATATATGATAAGTAATTATATATCATTGCCCATATTTTTAATTAGTTTTGCTCTTGGATTATTTTGTGTTTATGTTATTGGACCAGAATTTAAAACTATATATGTTTATCCAACTCCCCAAAATTATATGAAAAATCAATATAAAGATGCTTCTGAACAATGTTTTCAATTTAAACCAGTTGAAACATCTTGCCCAATTAACCCATTTTCTGTTAGAACTATTCCTATTCAAAAGTAACAAATATAATAGTTATATTTTTAATTTAAACACTATTTAGATTATATTATTAATGGAAAATATAAATTGGAGTGATACTATTGAATTTACATATCCTATAACTTCAGGACATGTAATTAAAGTATATGATGGAGATACTATAACAATTGCGTCTAAAATGCCTTATGAAAACTCTTCATTATTTAGATTCAGTGTAAGATTAAATGGAATAGATACACCAGAAATTAAAAGTAAAAATAAAAATGAAAAGGCACTTGCCATTTTAGCGCGGGATTCTCTTTCACAATTAATTATGAATAAAAATGTTACGTTACAAAATGTTAAAAACGAAAAATATGGTAGAATTTTAGCGGATATTTATCTTGATGATTTACATATAAATAAATGGATGATTGAGAAACAATTTGCTGTTGAATATGATGGCAAAACTAAAAAAATATGGTGCGAACAAGTATAATATTTTACGATGTTTTGTATATATTCATTATTAAAGGTGCAAAATTTTATCTAACATAATATAAATGTATTTGGATAAATTTGTTCATAGTCATACGGGTAAAATAATTATGTCAATATTATTAGGAATTGGATTAGCCACTTTTTTTAGAGCAGTATGTAAAGGCAAACATTGTAGAATTATATCAGCGCCACCTATGGAAGAAATAGAAGATCAAATATATAAATTTGATAATAAATGTTATAAATTAGAAAAAAATACTATTACATGTGAAAAAAATAGAAATACAATTAAAATTGCGTAAATATAAAAATGTCCGAATCTTTAGATAATATAATATGGCTGAAATTAATACAACAAGTATAAATGATTTGCCAACAGACCCTTCTGCTGGGGGTTCTTTAGGAGGTAATATTAGTTTAGAAATATCACCTAAACCCTCTCAATTAACTCTTGATCAAAGCACCATAAGTCAAATAGTTAATGGGTTACAACAAGCGAGTTTATCTGGAGCAACAACTTTACCAAGTAGAGATATTCCTTTACATACTGAACAACTAACTAGTGATGTTCAAATACAACCAAATTATATTCCACAACCATTATCCAAAGATTATATTAATGATGACAATGATAATATTAATAATTATTATAATAGCGAAAAAAATTACAATTCATTAGATTCGCTTTACGATGAATTACAGGCGCCATTATTATTATCCGTTTTATATTTGTTATTTCAATTGCCATTTTTTAAAAAAAACTTATTTAAATACTTACCATTTTTTTGTCACTCAGATGGAAATTATAATTTTAATGGATTAATTTTTACATGCGCATTATTTGGATTTATTTATTATTTATTGTCAAAAATAGTAAAAAAATTTAGCAAATTTTAAAATATATATATTATATGTTAGAGTTAACAGAAACCCAAGCAGATATGATAAAATCATTTGCCATTTTTTATCTTATATTAATTGTAAACTATATAGGAAATAGTTTATTTACTTGTTTGCAAATTAGAACTATTACAAGTCATAAATCTATACAGTTATTTAGCGCTTTTTTATTATTTTTCTTCTCAGTAACTCTTGTAACTAATACAGGTAAATTAGAATTTACTCCTCCAATTGAAAAACTATTATACTCTATTATATATTTTATTGGATTTTTAATTGTTATGCGGTTAGATATGAGAATATCAGCATTAGTTCTATTATTTATTTTTATCATTTATTTTATTGAATTAAATAAAAATTTTTATTTAAATCTGGGTTGTAAAATTACTGATTCTAATGATAAACAAATATATAACGATAATAAATATTGGATAACATTAAATTATCCATATAAAATACGTTTATTTAAAGTCAAACAAGACGATTTCAAAATTATTAATAATATAGAATCATTCATTTATTACTTTATTGTTATATTGTTAGTTATTGGATTTATAGCATACAAAGGTGAAATTCGTGATACATTATCTAAATCTAATAAATTAACTTGGAGTAGTATTATTTTAGATACTAGCATTTGTAACTTACAAGATAAAAAAAGTTTTTGGCATTATTTTAACATTGGGTTAGGCATAAAATTATAAATATATTAATTATTAATTATTTAATATTTAATATATTAAAATACTTTTTTAAAACATATTTTTAAAAAATGTTCCTTTGCGTTTTTTTGTTTTATTTGATTTAAATTTGTTAGTTTTATTTGATTTAAATTTGTTAGTTTTATTTTTATTTAATTTGTTAGTATTTTCTTCATTGTCTAATGGTCTATATCGTAAAAACCATTCTTCATATTCACTACTATTTTTTTTATCTTTTAATTCGTTATATTTTTCTGCCTTTTCAGCGCGCATTTCTTCAATTGTTTCTTGATGGCCCATACAATTAATACTAAATCGTTTAAGAAGTCCTTTTTGGGATAGTCTATTTTTTTCTTGAACATCAAATAAATATTTAGACATACATAAAATACGATCTTTATCATAATATGGTCTATTAGCATATAAAAATGCTAACCAAAAACTAAGCATAGTATCTATTGTTGCTATTTTAACATCATAACCGCCATCTTTTACAATATTATAACTATGACAAGCCAATGGTTGATAAATAAATACAATAGTATCTTTACCTACTTTAATTTCATAATGTGGCGCAATTACCTCGCCAATTCCGGGTCTTTTAATAATTTTTACATTCTTAACATTTAAATCTGATAATCTTTCTTTAATTATTTGAGCAGTAAGCATTGGTTCTTCAGAAAGCACATCAAAGTCAGGTATTTTTTCCAATTTATGTTTTAAATTTTTTGGCATATATTGAGAATACATAGATAAAGCATAACCTCCAAAAAATACTACACCTTGGTCCATTAATGTGTGCTGCACATTTTCATAAATATTATTTGCATATTCTGAATCATCCATTTGACGTTGAAATTGAATAGTTGAGCATTGTTTTTCTGAAAGAGGATAATGTTTGTTTAATAATATTAATCTTTTTAACACTTTTTCCCAACGACTTATATCTCCTGCTGGTCTCGATAATTCTAAATACATATTCATCCGCAGTAAGTTGGGCGGCGAATACAAGATGCCTGCTATTTTTATAGATTCCGTTTTAATCGCATTAAAAAGTTCTTTTGGTATAAATGTTATGTCTGCAACTGGAATAAAATTGACAAAAACTTTATATGTTCCATGATGTTGCCCAGATTTAGCTTCAACTTCTTGAAACCCACTCGATATATAAATATCAACCAATTCTTTAGAATCATTTAACGCATTTGAACTATAAAAATCATAATCTGGGATTTCAATATCTTTATTGTAAAATTGAGATTGTTTGGGCAAAATGTTATTAATTGCTGTTCCACCATAACAAATTAATTGTTTTTTTCTTAAAAATTGTTCAACTATTTCAATAATTTGTTTAATTTCGCCCGAATTTGCGGTTTTTCTTCCTTGTTTTGTTTCTGCTTTATCAATCGCTGCTCTTAATATTGCTAATTCACAATCATTAAATGTCATTTTTTTATCACATATATTTTTCATAATATAACTATATAAAATATAACTATATAAAATATAACTATATAAAATATATTAAATAAAATATATTAAATAAATGATTTGATTTTTAAATATTAAATTTATAGAAATCTGATTGAATAGTTCTTGTAGCATATGATAATTCTGGATTTTGAGGAGGAGGCAATGGAATAGTTACTGGAATATAACGCAGTTTTTCTGGTTTTAAAACAAACGCATATCCATTTTCATTAAAAAATATATCATTTTCTTCAATATTAGTGTCAATTTTTTGATATCTCATCCCTAAAAGTTGACAACCCATTTCTCTCATAACAAGAGAACTTGGATTATCTGGATTAGAACCTTTATCTGCCATTCCTATTGTCATATTTTGTTTATTAAAATCTATCAGTTCATTCATATCTGGAGTATACTTAATATCATAATAATGTAGTGCTCTCATAAATACAGAATTACTTGTTATATTAATAAATTTATAAAATTCAGGACATTCTAAAAATGATGCATCACTTCTATCAACAATAATAACAACTTTACCCATTAATTTTTTTAATTCTACATTTCCAAAATTCTTACCATAAAATTCTGAATCATAATCTTTACTTAATAAAATAGAATCATAACTTTCTAAAAGTTTAGCAAAGTTTTTATACATATTTTGATTTGCGCTTTTAATACGAAGGTGTATAATAATTGGATCTAATGAGTTAGGCGAATTTGCAGTTGAAAAAGCATAATCACGAATTACATTCATTGCATCCACAAAATTAATATAATTAAAGGTTTCTTTAATATAATAACTATCACTTGTAGAAGTAGATATAACTGGGTTATTATTAATTGAATAAATTTCAAAATCAAGACCTCTTACTCCTTGTTTTAATAAATCTTTTAAAATACATAAATCTACATAATTATTTCTATAATTCCCTCCACTACAACAATTATACGCTGTCTTAATATAATAATCTTTAAATGTGTAATTAAATTGTTCTGAATTATCAATAGATCTAATTTTTCCATTTACACTACCATAAATAGAATCCATCAAAGAACAATTTTTACTTCTTAAACCACTATAATAAAAATATACAATAACTGCAATAAAAATAATAACAAGTGTAATTGTACTAATTAAAACTATCGCAGTTGATTCTTTTAAATTTTTTATTGAGTTTATCGTGTTATTTATTACTTCTTTTGTTTTTTCTTCATATATATTATTTTGGGTTTCCATATTATATTATATTATGTATAAATAAAATATAAATATAATAATATTTATATTATAATATTTATATTATAAAATGCATTTTTCAAATTATTTTAAAGTTATACACGAACTTAAAACCTATTTTATAAATCGTGGATGGAATGCATATAATGTTATTGATTTGTACCCTACTAAAAAATTTATTTCATTTATTGTACAATACAATAAATAATTTTATTATTATAAATAAAGAATTAAATATATTTTTATATTATAATATATGCCAGGAGGATTAATGCAACTTGTATCTCAAGGACAACAAAATATTGTTCTAAATGGAACCCCTACTAAAAGTTTTTTTAAATCGGTATTTCGTCAATATACTAATTTCGGACTTCAAAAATTTAGATTAGATTATGAAGGCTCAAAAACTTTACGACTTTCAGAAGAGTCTACATTTACATTTAAAGTTAAACGTTATGCTGATTTATTAATGGATTGTTATTTATCCATAGCATTACCTAATATTTGGAGCCCATTATTACCACCACAACAAATAACATTACAATCTACTTCTCAAGGTCTAGGAAATATTGAACAATGGGCGCCATATGAATTTAAATGGATTGACAATATTGGAGCCAAAATTATATCCAAAATAAGTATTACATGTGGTAATTATACATTACAAGAATATTCTGGAGATTATTTATTAGCATCTGTTCAACGTGATTATAATGCTATTAAACTTAATTTATTTAATAATATGATTGGACAGGTACCTGAATTAAATGATCCAGCTAACGCTAATTCTCGGGTTAACTCTTATCCAAATGCATATAATACTGGAGATTTTACAGGACCTGAACCATCTATTCGAGGCAGAATTTTATATATACCTTTAAACAATTGGTTTGGGTTAAAAACTCAAATGGCATTTCCATTAACATCATTGCAATACAATGAATTACATATAAATATTACATTAAAACCAATTAATCAACTTTTTGTAATTCGCGATGTATTTGACGCCACTAATAATTATCCATATGTTGCTCCTAATTTTAATTTATGGTATATGCAATTTTATCGGTTTTTACAACCACCACCAGATGTATCTATTGATATTAATTCTTATTCTGATCAAAGAACATTATGGAATGCGGATATTCATTTAAATTGCACTTATAGTTTTTTATCAAACGAAGAACAAAAATTATTTGCGTTGCAAGAGCAAACATATTTAATAAAACAAGTACACGAAAAAAAATTTCCTAATGTTACAGGACCAAATAAGATTGATTTAGATTCCATCGGTATGATTTCTAATTGGCTTTTTTATTTTCAACGGAGTGACGCTAATTTAAGAAATGAATGGTCTAATTATACTAATTGGCCATATAATTATTTACCAGTAAATGTTATACAAGCACCTACTTTAGGAACTTATACAATTTATAGAAATATTAATTCGGTATTAACACCCGTTGATATAGGACCCGGAGTTAATCCTGATGGCAAATTAACTGGAATTCTTATTAATCAAACATATAATCCTCAAAATGATAAAGATATATTAATTGCTATGGGAATTTTGTTAGATGGATCATATAGAGAAAATATACAACCGGCAGGAGTATTTAATTATATTGAAAAATATACTAGAACTACCGGTAGCGCTCCTTCAGGATTATATTGTTATAATTTTAGCATTAATTCAAATAATTCTGATCTACAACCATCAGGAGCAATAAATATGAGCAGATTTAATCAAATTGAACTCGAATTTACTACAATCATTCCTCCATTAGACCCATTAGCTCAAACTTTAACTATTTGCGATCCAGAAACCGGAACTATTATTGGCATTAATAAACCTACTTGGCGAATTTATGATTATAACTTTGATTTATATTTATTTGAAGAAAGACTAAATGTTGTTAACTTTATTGGTGGAAATGTGGGATTAATGTATGCCACATAACATTTATTTATTTATTTGATGCTGGAGGAGTTGTTTCATAAAATAAACCTGTTGCTGAGATTGTCATTGGATATTTTACTTCATATGGCGAAGAATTAATTCCTGTCATATCATTTGAATATTTATCTAATGTATCTCTTTTTTTATTATATAATTCTAAACCTTTATTAAAAGAGTCTTCCCATAAATCTACACCTTCATAAGGTCTTTTTATTTGCGATTTTTTTGAACCTGGATAGGCACTCATTTGAGTATTAGTATAATACCCTAAGGGATGTATTCTAGTACAACCTTTACAATCTACATCAGAAGTACATTGTTCTCTTGTTATTAAACATTGAGAGTTTGGACCACAAAAATTTGTACAACTAATCGGGTCATTTATTGGCAAATTTACATTATGACTATATAACGGCGAATTTATATCGTTATAATTAATTAATGCATTTTTTGGATACCCTATGGGATGTTTTCTATTATCAAAATTTTCTATTTTACCATATTTTATTAATACAAATACAAATACCAATAAAAATAAACATAATAAGACATAAATTATTGTATATTTAAAATTAAATTTCATATATACAATTTAGATTTTATTTTTTACACAGCTATAAAATAGGTTTTAAAATACATTTCTTCGATATTTTTTGCTCCAATATAGGTACAAGTGCTTCTTAACCCTCCCAACACATTTTGAATTGTGTTTTCTATTGGACCTTTATATGGAATTTTTACAACAGCGCCTTCAGAAGACCTATAACTTTCCATTTTACCAAAATATTTTTCCATAGCATGTTTTGAACTCATACCATAATACATTTTAAAAGGTTTTCCATTTTCTTCAATTATTTCACCTATATTTTCATCATGTCCTGAAAATATTCCTCCTGCCATAACAAAATCGGCGCCTCCACCAAATGCCTTTGCCATATCACCTGGATATTTTATTCCTCCATCCGATATTACATATGATGTATAACCTACATCTTTTAATGATTTACACATTTCAGAACACTCGTTTACTGCTTTTAATTGAGGTCTTCCTACACCAGTTTGTAATCTTGTTAAACAAGCACTTCCTGAACCTATACCAACTTTAACTACATCTACACCTGCTTTTACAACTAAAATATATAACATTTCTGATGTTATTACATTACCCGCTACAATTATTTTATCCGGGTATAAATTTCTAATTTTTATACAAAAATCAACAAAACAATCCATATAACCATTTGCTACATCAATGCAAATCCATTTACAATTTGTGTACGATACTATTTCTTTTAAATTTTGAAAATTTTCTTCTGTAATTCCGGTTGTTACCATAAAATATTCTGGATCTAATTTAATACCCGAATTTACAGCATTCATATAATCTTGAATTGTATAAAATTTATTTAAAGCGGTTAACATTTTATATTTTCTTAAAACATTATATACATTAAAAGTTCCTGTTGTATCCATATTAGACGCAATAATAGGAATTCCTGTCCAATATTTTTCGTTATTGCCATTTTCATTTACAAATTTTATTGTTCTTTCTAAATTTACATTACTTCTAGATGATAAACTACTTGGTTGTGGTAAAATAAGAACATCGTTAAAATCTAATTCTCTTTCTTCTTTTAAAGGAATATCTTCCCTATCTTCCATTTAAATTATTTATAAATTCTATTTATATTATTTATCTTATTTATCTTATTTATATAAATTACCAGAATTTAATATATATTTATTATAACTATAATGTCACAAACTGAAAATACAAACGCTATTGATGAAAAAAAAAAAGAAGAAACTGGTAATTCAACTACTCCTGATTTTAAAGGTTTTATTAAAAATTATATATCTAGTATTGTTTTTACTATAGGAATATCCGTTTTTATTATTGGAGGACTTGGATTATATACTACCAAGATTGCTCAATCTAATATTTTACCTGATAATATTGAATTAGCACCTTATACTATTAAGGATCGCGTAGTTAAAGATATTGAAATTAATATAAACATTATGAAACCTTTATTTTTTTCTAAAAATGACAACATATCATTACAAAAATCTACATTTAATTCTCAAGAATATTTAGATAGTTTTAATGAGAATTTTTTATGTTATTTAAAAAAATCTGCCGACCCAAATTCTGGATTATTAGCAAACCCGTCATTATTTTTTTCAATTGTTTATGATAATTTAGTTGCTAAAAATTTTCTCGCTATTAATACCATTTTTTATTACTTAAGTCATCTTCCAGAATCTGTTATTATGTTGCTTTATGGCGTGTTTGGAATATTTATATGGACTGCATTATATTTTTTTAATGTTTGTATCAGTATTTTTTACCATATTATAAATATACCACAATTATTTAGAGATATAGATGATAAAACTAACAAATGGGAATCAGTTGAACAAATCACTTTCTTGCGTTTTATGAAATTTTTATTATTTTTCTTTATTTGGTTACCTATTGGAGCATTGTCCGCATTTATTACACCAATATTTTTTACTATTTACGGATTAATTGCTCCACTATTTGCTAAATATAAAATTAAAAATACAAATGATAATGTTGATTATAACGTTTTTAACTTTTTACAAAACACATTTGTATATAAAAAGTTTTTCTTATTTATTTTGATTACATTAAGTTTATTTTCAAATGGGATTAAATATTTGGGGACTAATTCTATTATTGGCATTATAGTTGCGGTTATTTTTGCATATTTTATGAAATTATATACAAATCCTCAACCGGATGGTGATGGATTTATATCAGTTAAACACATAAATGAAATTATACAAGCAAATGTTTCATTTTCTAATAAAAATTTAGTAGAAATTTGTAAAAGTATACCAATTAATGATAACAAATTAGATGCAATTAGAACCCAAGGCACCTTTAGAATACCAAAAAAGGATAAACATGAAATGCCAACATTAAAAGGAGGTAACAAAGTAAAAAATATCAAATTGGGTAATAATTTTAAAAAATATGATATTAGATGGAGTTAAACATAAATATTATTTATAATTTAAATACTATTTATAATTTAAATTATGACACAACAAAATACCAATTCTCTTCTTCCTTTTGTTAGTTTATGTACTCCAACATTTAATAGAAGACCTTTTATTCCATTTATGATTAAATGTTTTGAACATCAAACGTATCCTAAAGATAGAATTGAGTGGATTATTATTGATGATGGCACTGACCCCATTGAAGAACTTGTAACACATATTCCACAAGTTAAATACTTTTATTACGACGAAAAAATGCTTCTTGGTAAAAAAAGAAATTTAATGCATACAAAGTGTTCTGGAGATATTATTATTTATATGGATGATGATGATTATTATCCACCTGAACGTATATCGCATGCGGTTGAAACATTACAACAAAACCCTACATATTTAATTGCGGGTTCATCTGAAATGCACATTTATTTTCATTCTACAAATAAGGTATATCAATGTGGACCTTATAAACAATACCATTCTACTGCGGCTACATTTGCTTTTAAAAAAGAATTACTTTTTCAAACTAAATATGATGATGAAATTGCGTTGGCAGAAGAACACAAATTTACCAAAGGATATACTATTCCATTAATTCAATTAAACTCGTTAAAGTCTATACTAGTTTTTTCACATAAACATAATTCTTTAAATAAAGAAAAATTATTGGAAAATCCACAACAAACTAAAACATGTCTATCGCCTTATATAGTTGATGATTTTGTAAAAGAACCTATTTTAAAACAATTTTATATGCATGATATGAACACACTTTTAGAAAAATACGACCTTGGCAAACCTGAACACAAACCTAAATTATTAGAACAAATTGTTAAAATGGAAGAAAAAAGAGCCAAACAATTAGAAAATCACAATAAAATATTACAGCAAAACTTATTTCAAAATCCTGTTAATAGTTGTATTGCAACTCTTCGGAATGAATATGAAAAAAAATTATCAGATAAAAATATTTTAATAAATGAACTTCTTAAAAAAATTAAACAACTAACACAAGAACTTTATGAATTTAAGTCTAACGCATAAAATTATTTATATAAAACAATTTAAAGATATGTTTTATATAAATATAATGACTTACCATGATTTTGACAATGAATTTGTTAATGATATAACAACAAAAAAAAATACTACTCCAGCATTTCAAAAATTAAATAATAACTATGAAAAGTATACTATTCCATTTAATAACATTTGGGTTGATGGCAAATTTTATAAGCGTATTACTATTAAAATTTATGGTTCTGGATGTCAAGGAAGTCGTATTATAAATGCAGTAACAGGAACTAAATATAATATTAAGGTTGGTAGTGCTGAAGAAAATATATTTTTTAAAGTTACAGATGCAACCGCGTTTAATGGCAGAAATGAACCTTTAATGCTTTATTATGATTCTCCAGAACAATATGAAAATCATTATTTTACAAATGTATCTCCAGATGTCAAACAACAATGGATGCAACGTTCATTATTATTTCAACCCAAAATTAAATCATAACTTTTCACTTTTATTTAAATATTATATTAGGAAATATTTAAATACTTATTCATTATGCTATCAAACACAATACATTTAATAATAAATAACTCAGTATTATTTATTATTTTTACAATTCATCTATTTCATCTTTTTCATCTGTTTCACTTGTATTTTCTTTTGTATATTTTTCTAAATATCTATATATTCTATTTATATCTAATTTTGATATATCCACGTTTTCAAATAAAGCAAAAATTTCACTATCACTATTATATTTACTTTTTAAAAGTAAAAAAAATGCAAACATATCATTCTTATCCATTAACAATTCTTGACACAAATTTTGAATAAAAACTGAATTATTATATTCAGTTGAATATTTTGTTAGTACTTTTGTAAATCTTACCTCTACTGGATTAAATTTTTGTTTTTTTTTTGATACAAACGTATCATGATATATTTTATTATTTTTAAATGTTTTTATCATAGAACTCATTTCATTAAATTGCCATATTTGCTTTTGAAATGTTATTCTATCTATATAATCTGCAAAACACATATTATCTAATATTTTTAAATAAAAGGGGATTGATTCTTCTTTTGATGTTTTTTCTAAAACATCTATAATATTCTCATGCCATAATAATCCTACTATAGTTCTATCTGTTTCATTCATTATTGTTAAATGTTCTTCTATTGGATAATTATTATTTATTAATTTTTTTGTTATTTTTCTTGTGTCATCATTATATGATTTTTGTAAAAATATATTTTTTATACTATTGTTATTTAATATTTTATCATTATTTTTTGATAATTCATAAATTGTCTTTAATTTTCTTAAATCATATTGAATATAATTAATTATATTTGTTTTTATTTCTTCATCTTTTAATGAAATAAAAGATGGGACCAGTTTTTTTAAAATTAATAATATTTGTTGTTTATTTGGAGATTTTAATTCTATTACATGACATACCTTCATTAATTCTTTTATCTTTTTATCAATATGATAATTACCTATACAAATTATTGGATTTAATGTTGTTTCTTCCAATTTTTGTTTTTTTGTTTTTTTAGGTCTTATTATTTTTATTAACGAATTTATTCCTCCTTTATCCCCATTATTCATACCATCTATTTCATCCATTATAATTGCTATACGTTTTACTTTTTTTTCAAACATACTCATAATATTTCTATCTGCCATATTATGTTTTGTTATTGTATCAATTATTGATTTATTTCTTACATCACCCGCATCATATTTTATTACATCATAATTAATTTCTTTAAGAATATTTACTATAAATGTTGTTTTACCTGAACCAGGGTCACCATAAATATATAATCCACGTTTTGTTGTTAAATTATTTTTATTTTCTTCAAAATCTTTTAATATCATTTTTATTTTGTTTGCTTCTTCATCACGATTTAATAAATTGTTCATATTTAAGTTGTCCATCTTATATATCTAATTATATTCTTTTTATGTTGGTTTTTATTCAATCCTTGTTCTTCAAATAAATTTATTATTAATTTTCTACATTTTAATGATTTATTATCTATCGCGTAAGATTCTAAAAAGTTTATATAATTACCATAAATACATTCCTTATAATAATATTTTTTCATATTTAACCATCTTTTATAATTTTCAACTAACAACAGATTAAACACAAATTCATTATCTTGTCTTACCATTGTTCTTATATATTGTTCAATGTATCTTTTATTTATATAATTTCTTAACAAGTAATGTTCTTTAATATAATTTTTTTTTGTTAAAAATATTGTCACTGATTTTGGAATATACGAATAAATTACATCTATTAATTCATCTGACAATTTATCTACATTTTCTAAAAAAAAATTATAATCATTTGTAAATTTCATATAAATATATACTTTATAAATTTTAATATATTTATACTTATATCATTTTATGAAGAAGTATCACACGGATTTTTAACTCCTGATGTAATGCCATCCCATGTTACTTTACAAGATGTTGCCCAACGATATTTAGAACAATTACCATTATCGCCTGTAAAAGGGGCTTGATTAAAATTCATTGCATTGGCATTGGCATTTGCATCATTTGGTATATTACATCTTCCTAAACTATTTGAATTAACGCACGCTTCTCCATTTCCAGACATATCAACCCAATAATCCGGACATTCCCCAACTATTGGAGGCCAATTTTCTTCCCTTCTTGATTTAGATAACGTTACACCTATTATTACTAGTATTATTAATAATAATACTATAGCTATTATCAATACTATTTTTTGAAAATGCATTTTCTATATAACATAAATATATATATTTTTTTTATGGTTGTATTATAATATGAATAATTATACAAGTTCTAATGGACGGATTGATATTATTAATAAAACGCAGGGACCTGATATAAGTAATTTATTTGCCATTTATGATAAAATACCAGCAAATCAATGCGCTACATTTAGGGAACCTACCTTAGGACAATGGGATGAAACATCATTATCTAAAGCATATTTTTCAAAAGAAAATATACAAATTATACAAAATGGAATTAGATTAGGGGTTTATCAAAAATCTAATAGCCAATATATTGTTGCCCCTCAAGATTGCGATTCACTTAAAATTATTATGAGAAGCGTTTTTTTACAACACGCTACGAATCAACTACAAAATATATCTGGACAAATTTTTCAACTTAATAAAATTGTTTTAGATTATTGCATTTATCATGTTTATTCTGAAGCTCAAAGTTATATTAAATATTTACACGATGTTACTACATTGGCTGTACCAATGTCTAATCCTATTATTGAATCACAAAAAGATAAAAATAACTATTTAATGCCTAAGTGGTTTTAAATCTTTTCTTTTACAGAATAAATATAAAGTATTTAAAATTGAAATAAAAATATATTATATAAAATGGATCAAATTATACTAACTAATAACCAAATTATACCAACTAATACAATAACAGATACTATCGCAACTATGTATGAATATAAAAATATACCAAACAAATGTAAATTAGTAACAATTGATACTAAAAAAATAAATAATAGTTGGAAAAAAACAAAAGATTATATCGGAAATTTTGACACTATAAAGTATTATAGCGCCAAACAAAAATTTTTAAACTCAAAAAGAGATATAATAGAATTACAAGTTTCTGTTCCACCATATATATACTTAGATAGCAATGGCAATATAGATTTTTGTAATGGACGCAATCGGTTCGCAAATTTAAGAAATGCTGGCGTTAAAGAAATGCCATTTGTAATTGAAACTAAAGATTATAAAAAAATTATATTAAAAAAAAAATTTAACATTTATTTTAAAGTAAATGTTAAAAGGTCTACAACGTTATAAAAATATTTTTTATATATTATACCTGTGGTTTTATACTTTTTTTCTTAGGTTGAATAATTATTTCTTCTTCTTCTTCCAATTCTTCTACTACTACTACCTCTTTTGGAGACTTCTTAATCTTTTTTACGACTTTTGCAATTGATTTTTTATTTGAAACTTTAACTTCACCTGTTTGCGATTGTTTTCTTTCCTTTTGATATTCTTTATACTCGTTCTCAAGAATTTCTAATTCTGATAACCACATTTTTTCAATTGTAGTTGATTTAATACGTTCTAATTCATCTTCTTTTTCTTTATGCTCTTTTAACATTTTTTCTACATTTTCCTCTGACACTGAATCCATTGGCATTTTTACTAAATATTTAAACTCTGTATCATCTTCAATCATATAATATTTTTTTTCCACAAGCATATCAATTATTTCTTGTTTCTTCTTTTTTCTTAAATCAATTGTTTCCTCCAATATTTCCGTAATATATTTTACTTTATTTGATAATATAATTATTTCTTTTTCAAGATTATCAATTATATATTCCTTTCTATCCTCGTAATATTCAAAACGAATTTCATAATAATCGTCAATTATTTCCTCTACGCTTTCATATTTTTTTAATTTATCTTCAGAATTAAATAAGTTCATATTTGTAGTTGAACTTGTAGAATATAACTTCAATAGTTTTTCTACTCCATTACAACCATATTCGCCCTTTCCAGATTCTAATTCTTCCAGTTTTCCCTTACTAAATGTAATTACAAATTCTATAGTTGTATCAGTATAATTTTCAAATACATCTTTTACAATAGAAGTTATTTTCTTTCCTTCCTTATCTTTATCATTTTGAAGGTCATTTAGCAATTCTTTAAAATCTTCAGTCCAATAACCAATTGGTAATTCAGTTACTTTTATTTTATCTGTATCCATTTTTTCATAATTGCCCTTAAACACAAATTTAGTATCACAAATTTTTTCTATTTTACCCGTAAATCCCTCATAATAAGGAAAGAAGTCAATTTTATCATCTTTATTATTTTGTAATTTATTCTTTAAATAAGCAATAATATCTTTCGGGTTATAACATATAATTTCCGTGCTAAAACCTGTTCCTATACCTTTTGAACCATTTACTAAAACCATTGGAATAATTGGAACATAAAATTGCGGTTCTACTGGAGTACCATCATCATTTAAATACTTTAAAATTTTGTCATCTTGCTCTGGAAAGATACATCTAGCAATTCTTTCAAGTCTTGTAAATATATATCTTGGACTAGAAGCATCTTGACCTCCCTTAATTCTTGAACCAAATTGTCCTGATGGAAACAGCAAATTAATATTATTTGATCCTACAAAGTTTTGAGCCATTCCTACAATTGCCTTATTTAAACTTTCTTCTCCATGATGATATAATGAATTTTCAGATACATAACCCGAAAATTGAGCTACCTTAATTTCACTAGTTAAACGCTTTTTAAATGTGCAAAACAATATCTTTCTTAAACTAATTTTTAAACCATCAATTAAATTAGGAATGCTACGTTCACAATCATATTTTGAGAAGTGAATTAATTCCTTATTAATAAACTCTTCATAAGGAATCATTTGTTTACTTGTATTTGCAAAACTATTTCTATCATAAACATTTTCTAACCAATTTTTTCTATCATCTGCTCTTTTTTTATTAAATACCATATCAATCGCATCATCGCTTATAGCGCCAGTATGTTCAAACCCTACAAATTTCTTCTCTTCAAAATACTCTCTAAATTCAGTTTTTGTTGAAGTACCAAGACCCTTGTAATATTTTATTGTCCACCCTTTTGTCCCTTCAGGAACATTGTTCTTCCAATGCTCATATTCGCCTTCATTATAAAACTTTAATGTTTGTTGACCTTTTTTTGCCTTTAAAATTGGAGTATTCATAAATCCAATTAACCCTGAAATATGGGTTAAACTTGACCATTCATTTTGAAATAAATTAATACATAATCCTTTTATATGACTACCATCTAAATCCTGATCAGTCATAAATACTACTTTACTATATCTTAAATGTTTATTCACATCTTCAATTGTTTTATATTCCTTTCCTGTTTCTAAACCAAGAATTTTTTTAATTTCAGAAATTTCTTTATTTTCTGACACTTTTTTAATTGCTTCTCCTCTTACATTCATTACTTTACCTTTCAACGGATAAACACCAATTGTATTTCTATCTTCTGATGATAATCCTGAAATTACTCCTGTTTTTGCTGAATCTCCCTCACAAAAGATAATCATACAATCTTTTGAACGTTCAGTGCCTGCCCAGTTAGCATCATCCAACTTAGGAATTCCACGAATTGATTTACTTTTTGTTCCATCTGTTTTTTTTGCCGCTTTATTATCTTTTACTTCAGTGATTGCACAGGCCGCATCCATTACTCCCATCTTTGCTACCTTTTCAATAAATTTATCACTTACATCACATTTTGAACCAAATTTTGCCATTGGAGTATTCATAAAATCTTTTGTTTGACTATCAAATGCAGGATTTTCAATATCACATCGCAAAAACAAAATTAATTGCTCTTTAATTGATGTTGGATTTACCTTCACCTTTTTCTTTTTTTCTATAAATTCTGACAATTTTCTTGTTATTTGATTAAGAATATATTCCACATGTTTTCCTCCTTTTGATGTATAAATACCATTCACAAATGAGACTTGAGTAAATTCATTTGTTGGAGTTAATGCTACAGCATATTCCCAACGAGGATTTGCTTCTTCATAAACTCTTGGAGAAACTAATTTTTCTCCAATATACAAATTAATATACTGCTCAAAATTTTTAGTAGGAATAATAACAGAATTATACTTAACCTTAATTGTTTTATCAGTTACTGCTGAAATATCATACACTCGCTTTTTTAATAAATAAATCATATCTGAAGTTAAACCATTTAATCCCAATTTTTTATAATCCGGAATAAATGTAATTTTTGTATATGGTTTAGTTTTTGATGCCTTTGTAATTTTTGGAGGACAAATAGTATCTAAATTATTTTTAAATTCTTGGGTATATTTAAGACCACGAATATGATCTACCGTTTCAATAGAACCATATGTCGACCAAATCAAGACAAGTTTAAAACCAAAACCATTTTTACCACCTACAATTTTTTTTTCTTCTTTGTTATAATTTGTTGAAGTTCTTAAATGCCCAAATATTAATTCAGGAACCCAAGTATTGTATTCTGGATGTTGAACTACATCAATGCCATTACCATCATTTATCATAATAATAGTCCCATCTTCTTGAATCGCAATATCTATATAAGTAACTGGTAATGAATTTTCTACATTTGTATCAATTTTACTTTGCATTCTAACTACATGATCTCTACAATTTACAATTCCTTCATCAAATAACTTAAATAATCCTGGAACATAATTAATGTTTTTTTCAATAATTTTATCATTTGTTTCATTCATAATCCACATATTAGAATCAATCGTTTCAATTGAACCTATGTATGTATCCGGATTATCTAAAATATGTTGCTTATCAGTCTTTTGTTGGACATCAAAGTATAATTGTTCAGTTGTATTGTTATTAATAGCGCTCATTGTTAATATACTTTAAACTTGTATATTTAAATTGTTTCAATTTTATTTATTGTTTACATTTATACAAATGTATCCTTTTTGGAACTTTTGGAACACTTGATACATAACTTTTCAAAATATTTATAAAATATTC